CATTATGGTTTTTTTCCTAGACATTCTTTTAGGATCTTTCATTTTATCCTCGACCTCACTACGCTTTGTTGGCGCTGGCACAGCTTGTGCTGGTGGTGGTGGTGGAGGTGGTGGAGGTGTTGGCTTACTGCCGCCGAATAATCCGCCCATGTTACATTGCTCCTATACTATTAAATGGATTATAACTACTATCTGCAATCGCTTGTGGTGGTCGTTCAAACCCTCGGTTTTCCTTAACACCCACAGCAAAATATCTCCAGGCATCAGCCGCATGGCTGGCCCAATCATGTACTGGACTATTCCTAAAAGTCCTTAATCGTTCATTATACGCTCTATGATATTGTCTGAGTGACTCTAATCCAGCTTTGCAGTTGGCTTGGTCAAACCAGCAACGAGAGAGAATAAGTTGCGCAGCGTGTATGCCATCCTCAACTGGCAGCTTCGGAACAACCCTAAAATTAATCCCCAAATCGTATGAGATCTCTCGGCGGCTTTTGCCAGAGCCAAGCTCTCTAACCTCAATATCATGCGGCGCATTGTGACTTCCATAAAAATAGCCTTTAGACGTAAGTATCTTCGCATAGTGCGGCAACCCCTCATTCCTATTCTCGTAAAAATCTATAACATGAAGCGCCCTACCAACACTTTGAGTAAACCAAATGGCGGTGCTATCACCTATACCCAGATCCCACCAGGTATCTACTTTTTGCGATTGGTCATAGGGAACATTTCCTATGCGCCCACTTTCTTGAGCGGCTTGTAATTCTTTTCCAAAAATAGCTCCTGGCACATTAGCAACCCAAGAACATTCAAACTCTTGTTCAAACTGGTCCTCAGTCATCATCAACCTGGCAGCTTCTAATTCTTCTTTATCAACTATGTCAGTTTCACTAGCCTTATAAATCTGTGTAAACCAATCATCAGATGTTGTTGCTGCTTCATACAAATCATAAAAAGCATTGTGACCTCTAGGTGTTCCAATAAAGAACGCCCAGCCTTTCCTATCAGACAAAGCTGGTCTAATCACTTCTGGAAATAAACTTTCTGGAAGATCTGCCATTTCATCCAAGACAGTTCCATCTAAGTAGATTCCACGGAGTGAATCATAATTCTCAGCTCCAAGCAGCTGTATTCTCGCACCATTCGGCAGATCACATCTAAGCTCAGTTTCATGAAACCTAACCATAGGAACTTTACCAGCAAACTGTTTTAAGTAATCCCATGCCACCGCTTTTGCCTGGCGGTATGTAGGCGCTATATAAGCGTACCTAGGATTGGTTTGTGCATTTAGTATTGCAGCTCTTAGCAGATGGTTTATAGCCATCACAGTCTTGCCAAATCGTCTGTGACACACCACAACACCCCAGCGTTTCATTGTTAGCTCGTTATGCAGTTTTGCCTGGAGTGGTCTAGGTGAATAAGGAATCTCAATGTTCATGGCTTAGACACTCTCCCAAGAGTATAATATATACATAATAAGATGCGGCCTATTTCTGGGTGCATGGGGGTTGTTTTCTGCAAAAAAAGGCCAAATACGAGTTAGCTACTCGTAACTATTTGTAGGCTGCACAACAGTTACCAGCAATCTAGTGGCAAAACTTTTAAAATACTTTCTAAATTATTTTCCGTGTGCGAGATTACTGCCAAACAATACCTTAAGAAATACTTAGTTCCTACACGATCTCCAAGTTACCATTCGCCCAGGACAAAGTAACCTGGCCATTATTAGCAGCTGCTTTATCTTCTGCTTTATCCCTAACACCTAAAGGCTGCATCTGCCGAATATGTTTATCCATATGATCTGCTTCTAATCTTCTTCTTTGTACTTCAGCCATTGCTAGCTTAGGATCATCTGGCAAAGCCATCTTAACCAGGTCAAGTATCTGATCCCTCATAACCTCGCATTGCAACGCTCTAGCCTTACGATACATAACATGAGCATCATCATTCTCTTGCACCCATCTAAGCACAGTTCTCCAGCTTGGAAGATCTTTGGTGTTATTGCATATCCTGGTTAAGCTTTCACCCTCAGCAATCCTCTCACAGATCTTTTCCATCTGAGCTTTTGTAACTCTAATCTTAATAACTTTGGCCATGAATCCAGCTCATAAAAAAGCCTGGTACTAATAAGCGCTAAAGTACCAGGCGTTAACTTTTGTAATGTTACTAAAAACTGTATTATTTTCAGATCATTTAGTCAAGCACATTGATGTTAATAAAATTAATTTATATTTATTTGATCATACCCCTTGACGTTTAACGTCATGTGTATTATATTAGTAATGGAGGTAATAAACATGACAACATTCACTTTGACCGCTCACGATTGGGATCAAGCCAAAGGTCCTTGTTGTGGCGTTTTAGCTTGTGCTGTTGCTGCACAAAAGCCATTCAAAGATGCTTGGGCCTGGTTCAAAAACTTTGGTGGTAAAAGATACAAACATCATAGCTGGAAAGGTAGAACCTTTACTGCTGACTATGCTGGCTGGTTCAAACACGCTGGTGTCAAATACGAAAACTTGATGCCTGGTAAAATCACTTTGAGCAGCTTCATGCTTTACAAAGCAAAACCAAATGTTCCCTACTTCGTTGTAACAACTGGCCATGCTCAGATACTTTTCAACAACAAAGTAATCGACCAAAGAGGAGCAGTTAACATCCTCGAATACTGGGGAGCTAAGAAATTTATTAAGGAAGTCTTTGAGATCAAAGTTCCTAATAAAGCCTGGCAAGAATTAGGCTTGCCACTTTTCGACCACTTCAACAACTAAGGAGATACTATGAAAAGACTTGTTCATGGAACACCAATCACTCCAAAAAGGTTGTTACCTCAGCTCAAAGGCAAAAGCTTCTGTGTCAGTTATATGCACCCAGAACAGCTTAACGAAACTATCGAGCTTGTAGGTGACAACGAAGTTCTTATCCTAGACAACGGAGCTTTCACAGCCTGGAAAAAAGGTATTACTTTGGATGATGCCTGGTGGGATGGCTTTTATGCCTGGGCCAACGCTGCAATGGATAAATGTCCAAATGCAGTTTGTGTGATTCCAGACGTTATCAATGGCAACGAAGCTGATAACTTGCAGCTCATAGCTGATGCCATCAAGGGCAACAAAATAAAATACCCAGAAAGAGCAATGGCCATATGGCATATGAATGAGAGTTTTGAGCAGCTAGAAAAGTTATTCAGAATTTTTAACTTCATTGGTTTTGGCAGCTGCGGCGAAGTTGACATTGCCAAGAACAAACCAGGTAGCGCTTACATGGCCAAGATCAAACAAGCCTGGGCCTTTATGGCCTACTGGGAAAACAAATATAACATAGATAAACCTTGGATTCACATGATGAGAGGTTTGGGAGTTCTTCACAAGATTGGTTTTGATAGCGCAGACAGCTGCAATATAGCCATGAATCATTGGAGAAACAAAAACAATGTTGTTCACCATGTAGCTCAGTTTGCAGACAGACTTGAAGCCAAGGTCAACAACCAGGAATTGAACGAGCTTCCCTTGTTCAATGTAGCAGCTTAACAACTAAGGAGATAATATGAAAATTCCACAAATCAAACCAGATTGGAATACTGGCATTTATATTGGCAATGGTGTAGTTGCCAAACCAGTAGATTGTGTCTTGTACCAGGTCATAAAGAAATACCAGAATCATTGGCTCATTGCTGCTGATGGTAAGTTGATGGATGGACCAGATGGACCAGGTAGATATTTCACTACCAAAAAAGCAGCAGTCGCTTTTGTCAAAAAATACTACAACAAAAACTTTAACTAAGGAGAAAATAATGAGCGCATTTATCGTAAACCCAGAACACATTGCAGCACTAGTTGCCTACACTCAAGCACCTGGTTATCATAACCATTGCTACAATATATTCACCAAGCAAGAAATCTTTAATGGTGTAGAAAACTTATGTAAAGTTCTCGCCCAGGCTAACGTCAAGAGTGTCCAGGCTAAATATCACCAGGGAGAAATTAACCATGACTTCTTGCAAGAAATGATGATCTTTCCAGACGAATGTATCAAAGCTCTTGAGAAGTTTAAAGGCTTGATGGGAATGTATGGAACAGTTAACATGAGTGATGCAGACATTTACAACATGGCTGGTTGCCTGGAGTATCAATGCTGTGAGGTTGATAACTGGATTCAAACTGATGCTTTCTGGTTGATCCAAAAAATTAAAAATGCAGCTGGTATGAAAATGGCTGACAACGCCAAAGTAAAATGGAATTACGAAGCAGCATAATGAAAAAGCTTAGTAAACAACAACAAATAAATAGATTCTTAAAAAACTTAAAAGAGAATAACACCAGGCCTATTGAAAAATGGACCTGGATAGATCTTCATAGAGATTGTCAATCAAGAAACAATCTAAGAATTGTTAGAGCTTGTAGTAAAGCCTAACCAAAGCATCTTTATATCTTCGCTTTACAATCCTAGGATCATTAAGACCTAGGATTTTTGCTATCTTAGTCCACTTAGGGCCACGATCACGAAATGCAGCTGAGTGAGCTACCGCCCAGGTAAGCTTTCTATCCTCGTCATCCATCTTAGTTAACGCCAGGTCTATAGCTTTATCTAACCTGGTAATCTGATCTGGTGAAGCTTTTAACCTGGTTGTTTCTGTTGTGCTATAACCATAAGCAGACCATTCAGTCACATAATCTGGCCAGTTCACCATCTTCTGCTTTCTATAAGCACTAGGCAACTTTTTCTCTGTTTCAGCAGCTTCAAAGAACAAATCATTTAACTGCGCTATATCCATTATTTGTATTCACTTCTAAGTTTGAGATCCATCTCTCTTAACCAATTAAGTTTATCAAATATGGGGATATGCTCCAGGTTAATCACCAGGTCTTTATAAGCTTCTTCAGAATATCTTTTTCTTAGCTTAGATAGAACACGCCTTTGCAGTTCATCAATGGGAAACTTTGCACTTCGATTAACAACTTCTGAATAAGCTGGATTAGATCTCTTAGCTGTTAACTTAGCTAAGTTATTTATCTTAGCTAAGTTAGCTAAGTTGTTATTTTTTTTTAAAGGATTATTATTGGTGCTAAGTTGTGCGCTAAGCTTAGCTACATGGTTTTGCTTAGAAAAAATTATATCGTCATCACTTTTCATCTGTCAACCCCCCAAATAAAAATAAGTAATTTGCAGCATCCCAGACATGATCGCTATCTGGCTTACCACAATCAATACGAGCCAGTTTCATTTCCACTAATATTTTTGTAATATCGGCAGCAGTAATCGATTTACCTGGTGAAAGCTTATTTGCCAGGCTTAGATTCACTCTTGCAGCTATGTTGTTATATAGCGGCTTGTAATCACCAAGTTTTTCAGCTCTATCTTTTAAAATGATTGCAGCTTGTTCAGCGTGTTGATGCGGTTTCATCTAATCACCTTATCAAAATGATCTACATTTAATTCTTGAGCTTTCCAGGCAGCTTCTTCAGCTAGTAATTCTTCTGGTGTTAGACGTTTGCTATTTCTTTTCAGCTCTCTGCACAAAACGCCAACATCATTTAAGCCAACTCTTTTATCTGTGCCTTTGCAAGTGTGACACAGACAAGGCTTAACCCTTTGCCTGGAGCTTCTTTGCAGCTGCTCGCCGCATCCATAACACTTTTCAAAATTATTTATTATCATTTTACTCTCCCCCTAAGTTTAATTATCCCATCTAAAAATTCTTCTACCTGGTCAACAGATCTACAGAGCTGCCAAAAGCATCCAGCCAGCTCTAACTTATCTCGCATTAACGCCTGGTTATCTGATAGCTTTCCCCCCTTTGGTCTTTTCAGCTCAATGAAAATAGCTATTGAGTTACCAACCTTGCTTTGATCGCCTGGACAAAATATCTCAATGTCTGGCCAACCAGCCTTAGTTCCCATCTTTTTTTGTTTGACTTTGTACGACACATGGCGATTTCCCTCATTCGGTGAGTGATGCCACACAGCGCCTAATGGTAAAGCCAGATCAAGCCATTGACCGATTCGCACTTGAAGTTGATCTTCAGTTTCTACGAATGATAAAGTCATTTGGCGTGACCGATCCCATTGTTACCTGGAGAATCAAGCTTAAATTCCTTGAGCTGGGCGTTAGAGCTTGGTTATGGTCTTTAGGTAAGCACCATCTCCGAGCTACAGTCGCTTCTTTAAACCCTAGTTTTTCAGCTAATTTCTTGTAACTTAAACTATTTTGTAATCTATATTCTTCTAATGTCATGTTCTTAGACGTAGCATAGATTGATTTTAAACGTCAACCCACTAAATTGATTTGACAATAGTGTCTTTAAAAGTCATAGTTCTTATAAGATGAATCAAGTTGGTTGACCGAAAATCAATATGTAGTATGTGCGCCTATTTGAATAACAAGATGTATGGATAAACAGAATAGAGGTACATAGAACCATGAACGTAGTAAGATTAAAAAAAGATAGGAATATAGAAAAAACTTTAAAAATGCCCAATAATTTAGACGTAATGATTCGCAGATCTGGTTTGCTCAATAAAGATGTAGCAGACAGAAAAGGAATCCGCCCAGAAACAGTATCAAGGCATATATCTGGAGCTTTACAATTCAACATTAAAGATGCTGAAGAATATGCAATCATATTAGGCTGTACCGCCCAGGATGTATTATTTGTTCAGACAGCTACGCCTTTATTTGGCTATTTAGACAATGAAATTGTAACGCCTACCTCTCCCATTGAAAAAGAAATAGCTTATTTCTTACCTTTTGCTACTGAACCTAATAGACGAATAGTGATTTCAAAGCATACCAATAAGAATAAACAATGGGCCAATGGCCGAATGTATAATTTCGATTCAGCACCAATTAATAAAGGCGAGGTTGAAGAATCTTGCTATATGAATCTTAGTATTGTTTTAGTTGAAGGCAATGAGTTTCCTCAATTTGGTGTTGTTTATCCAGAACCAGGCGGTACTTATTCACTTGGTTTTAATCCAGATACCCACTCTAATACCGATCAATCAGAACAACCTCGTGGTCAATTAAACCAAAGTCGATCTGGATTATCTCTTAAATGGGGATGCCCTATAATTAGCTGCATCTTTAGACCAGAACTAGTTGGCGTTGTTCAAAAAGAATTTTAAATCAACCCCCTTGACGTAATAAATCAAGTTAATGTAGGCTCTCTTAATAATATTTAGGAGAGCTTATGTCATTTATAGAAACACCTAGATTCGCAAGTAGATTTCACTATTTGTGGCACTCTAACCCAAAATCAAAATTAAAATGTAAAGCTTTGTTTGACAAAGTTCACCTTAGACCAATGGTATCTGATGCCTGGGAAACATACCAACATCTTAATAATGAAAAGCATCTTCGAGATCGTGCTTGGTCTGTCATTGAAAAATTTGATTCCAAGCTTAATGGACAAGATAACGCTGCTATGTGTGGTGGTCGTACAGTCCAAGAAGCGACTGATGCTATACTCATAGATGAAGTAGATCCTGGAGTAGCCATAGACCAGGCCATTCAGTCCTATAATAAATTCAAACCTCGCACCTGGGATAATGGATCTGATGCAGATAAAAAAATTAAATACATAGATGAAATTGAAGCGGTCACAAAAAATGCTGTGGCTGGACTTCGTGAAGCTATGCAAAAAGATAATCAAATAGTTGGCGAGATAGAATATATAAAAAATTTAATTGGATGCGAGCTGCCACATAATACCAGGCCAGATTACAATAGGCGTGGAGATCTTAAAACTAAATGGTCCAGGTTATCTAAAACATCTAAGTCTGGTTTTGCCGCTGCAAGCTTACCTAAAACATTAACTGGTCCTTTTGAACAAGCAGCTTTGTACCAGGTGGCTGGTTTTTGGGCGTGTAATGGCGGCCTACCGCCCTTCTTAGTTTATGCTAACGCTTCAGACTATAAGATATTTGACCAGGACAACACGCCAGAGCTGCAAGATGATAACTTAACCGATATAGTACAAACTATAACCAGGTCACATAAAGCTACAGAAGAACTACTTAAAGTAGCTAAAGATAAAAAACATTTATTTAAATTAATAGAACCAGACTTTACCAATATCTGCTGGTCTGAACCACCAGTCATTATTGAAGAAGCTAAAACACTATGGGGGATCAAGTGAAAGATCCTTGGCTGTGGATAGGTGAACTTATTGGATGTATCAGTCTATTCGCATTTTTTTATTTTTTAATTTGGTTTTTAGCCATTCTTTTTCCAGGAGCAATGTAAATGATAGATATATTAGAAACACCACCAAACATACATAAACACGCCAGGGAAACTGAACAGCTGGCCTTGGAGTTCATACTTCCTAAAGTAAAAAAGATGCGCTTGAGAGTCCTTAAATCAATAGCAAGCG